ATTCTGGTGATTTAAAAGGTGATTTGGGTAGAAAGCCTAAAGCATTAACTGCACTTGTGCGAAATACTGTAAACATGTTTGGTAGTTACAACGTTGGTATGGTGTGTACTAACCACACGTATGCATCGCAAGATATGTTTGATCCAGATGATAAAATATCCGGCGGACAAGGATTTATCTATGCGTCAAGTATTGTTGTTGCTATGCGTAAACTGAAACTTAAAGAAGACGAAGATGGCAATAAAATATCGCAGGTAAAAGGTATACGTGCCGCTTGTAAGGTTATGAAAACTAGATATGCAAAGCCTTTTGAATCGGTACAAGTGAAGATTCCATATGAAACAGGTATGAATCCTTACAGTGGACTTGTGGATTTAGCAGAAGCAACAGGCTTGTTAACCAAACAAGGCAATCGACTAGCATTCAAAACTTCTAGTGGCGAAGACATACTACAGTTTAGAAAGGCTTGGGAACGTAACGAAGATGGTTGTTTAGACAAGGTTATGGCAAATTTTAATATTCCAGAAGTTGAGCTAAGTACTCCGGAAGAAGTAACAGAAGAAACTGATACTGTTGAAGAGGAGAAAATATAGTGTCATTAGACTTAGCCGCACTAGTATGGAAAGAATCAAGACAATTCTTGCATGATAAAGACGATCTACAAGAAGCCGCAAATCATGTTGTTGAAGGTTTGATACAACATCATACACCTGAAGAACTGCGAGAAGCATTTAAATTTGATGGTGCAATTAAACTTGCAATAGGTGATTACTTAGGCGAACATGAAGAAGATGATTTAGAAGATGATGAACGTGATGAATTGCTTGATCAATATGACGATGATGGTGAATTTAATTACGATGATTATTAATGTGGTATAGTAAAGTAACAAACAATCTTGCGGAGATTCCAAACTTTATAACTTATTATGAAAATGAGTTACAGGTAGCAAAGAGTGAGTGCAAGGTTGGCGGTATAATTGAAAAAAACATAAAAGCTATACCTGGAATTACTGAACATCGATTCAATCAACTGCAAGAAATTGAAGCCGTACTAAATTATTTAAATATAAAACTAAGAAAAACACGCCGTAAACACTTTCAAAAATATCTTGAAGGTTATGCCCGTGCATTAAGTAGCCGTGACGCAGAAAAATATGTTGACGGCGAAGATGAAGTCATTGACTTTGAAACTATCATAAACGAAGTTGCACTACTGCGTAATAAGTATCTCGGCATAATGAAGGGCTTAGATACTAAACAGTGGCAACTTGGACATATAGTACGATTACGCACTGCTGGAATGGAAGATGTACAGGTATGAGCACTGTACGTTTACGTATACAAAAAAACATTATTTGGTATGATATTTGGAAAGAAATTGATACTGCCGCAATACGCACTGATAAATTAGAGCCTTATTTGCTAGAAGACTTGCAATCAATTGGACTTACTGCAAAAGATATAAAAAATTATTCATGGATTATAAATGCTGGATGGGAAGGTTATAACAATGAAGACATTGAACACTTTCGTGAACTATTATTAAGTTATGGACTTCCTACTACTAATTTTGGTGTGTTATATCTTGCATACGAAAATACAAAAAATTTACCGTATCCAGCTATTTGCCTTACTGATAAAATGATATATTGTGGACAATGGTATAGTGGACTTAAAAAACAAAATGTTAATTGGAAACAATTACCAATGACTGCATTGTTCACTGTGCTTATGCGTCGGGCCAGTATTAGCAGATGTCATCTAGCAAAACGTCTATTACAACAATTTAAACCACATGATATGATAATGACCCTTGGCACGAGTCCATACGATAATTACACATATCTCAAAGAAATTATTGACTTTCCAATTGTAGTCGATGAAGAAATAACACCTTGGCCAATGAATGTAATACACACACATGAATTATTTTATCAGGCACCCGTACAATTAGTAGTAGAAAGTAGTAACGAAATTGATGAAAATATTTGGCGTAGCATTTTTGTTACTGAAAAATCCTACAAAGCACTGGCATGGCATCAGTTTCCATTATGGTATGCAGTGCCTGGACTGGTTGAAAAAATAAGAGAACAGGGTTTTGATGTATTTGATGATATAATTGATCACGGATATGATAATGAGAATAATCCGTGGTGTCGTATGATTGCAGTAATTGAAGAATTAAAAAAACTTACAAATAAAGACTGCATAAATTTACGCAAAAAACATTGGCAAAGATTAGAAAGTAATTCGCTTTTAGTAAAACAGATACATAAAAGTGCTTTGAATAACCATAAAACACAAACTAACAGGTTAATAGATGAAATTCAGCTCCTTCACCAGTGAACATTTGGCACACGAACATAGTGTAAAAAATGTGTTATCCTATCTTGGAGAACAAGATGATTTTATGGAAAGTATTGGAACAATGGTTGATATTGGATGTCAACGCGAAGCACTAGACTTACAGTGGTGGGCCAATGCTGAATTTAATGATGACACAGGTACATGTCTCGATATTAAATGTATAGGTGTAAATGACATTGAAAAAATAAATGTAAAACACAAAGGTATATCTTTCCAAAGACAAAGTGTGCAGGATTTTAAAAAAAATAAAAAACCATTTGATGTTGTTTGGTGCTATGATGTTTTACAATTCTTGACTAATCCTTATGAAGCCCTGGCTAACTGGTGGAATATAGCGGCAAACGATGCTATGCTAGTTGTAGCAGTGCCACAGACAACAAACGTTCAATACAATGTTCTTGAATATAATGCAGAACAAAATCATAAACATCATTTTACTATGCCAATATTAATTTATATGTTAGCAGTGTCAGGCTGGGATTGCAAAGACGGTTTCTTCAAGAAAGAAATAAACGATAAATGGCTATTTGCAGTAGTGTACAAAAGTCACCACAAGCCAATGGATCCTTTAAAACACAATTTATATTATCTCGCAGATGAAACAGAATTGTTACCAAAAAGTGCAGTTGCAAGTATTAACAAGTATGGAATGTTACGACAACGTGATTTATTATTGCCATGGCTGGATAAAAGCAATATGTGGATGGAACAACAATGATACAAAAAAATGGAAATTGGTGGCATGTAGCAGGATCAAGTAGTGGACGTCCAGGCGAGTATATGCGTGAGGATAAGTTTCCTTGTGAGCGGCCCATTGATATTGCAGTAGACCTGTGCAAACAACGCAGAAATGCAATAGATGTTGGTACCTGGATCGGTGATAGCACAAAACACATGTCGGCATTGTTTGAGCGTGTGTATGGTTTTGAACCACATCCTTTAACACATACATGTTGTTTAAAAAATTTAGAAGAACGTGAGATTAAAAACTGTGAAGTTTTTAATATTGCATTGAGTAATGTTAATGAATTAAAAACCTTGTACAATGGTAAAACAACATTTCAAGGATGGGTAAGCGACAAAGTAGAACCACCAAAAGACGTAGCCATACATGATAAAACTGAAGTGCAATGCTTGTATCTTGACAGTTATCATTTTACTGACATTGATTTTATAAAAATAGACTGTGATAGTCACGAAGGCTACTTGTTACAAGGCGCCAAAAAGTTTTTTGAAACAAACTCGCCAGTGGTGCTTATTGAATCCAAGCAAAGAATACACAAAGATCGACAACCTGATGACATGCCAGATCCACTTGCACTTTTGCGAAACTATGGATATGTTTTACACAGTAGAGTTGATAAGGCAGATTTTATATACGTAAAGAGGACTTAATTAGATGCAAAATAGTCCAGAATACATGGCAGAACTTGAACGCTTACACAACAGAAAAAGTTTTGGAACAGGCACAGGTGTGGCTAAGTTATTGGTCAAGTTCTTAAAAAATAATCAAGATATCACAAGTATATTAGATTTTGGTTGTGGCAAAGACATGCCACTCAATCAACTACAAAGTGATACAATGAAAATCTACAGTTATGATCCAATTACAAGCCCAATTGCCCTACCAGATAAAGTTGACTTGGTGTACAGTCGTGATGTACTAGAGCATATAGAACCAGAAAACATTGATGTCACTTTACAGAAACTTTTTAGCATTGGGCAAAAATATCAACATCATCTTATAGCATGCCATCCGGCTAAGAAAGGCTTTGCAGACGGTCGTAATGCACATTTAATAATTGAAAAACCAGAATGGTGGAGAAACAAAATAGAGGCAATACCAGGATGGCGTATAGTTGAAGACTGGA